AAGACAAAATCAATCAAGTTAAGACTTTTGTTCAAGAGAATGTTTCTAATGAACTTCTCAAGAATGTTGGTCTTTCCACTGCTATTTTGTTTGTGGTGATTGTTTCGCAACTTCTTGTCCATGAGGTTGTGATGGTTGTTGATAACATCCCTGTGTTCAATGGTGTTATGGAAATCATTGGACTTGTTGCTTTTATCAACTTCTGTCGCAACAACTTGATTACTGTTGACCAACGCACTGCATTGATTGAGAAAGTGAAGAACATTTATAACCAAACTGTTGCATGAATTGGAGAGGGTTTGCCCCTCTCTTTTTTATGTGATATACTTAGTTACCTCCAAAATGCCCCTATAGTATAGTTACCTCAAAGTCCATTGAAGTCATCAATGACATCGTACAAAATCTATTGTATGATGTAGAGCGTCAATTCAAAGAGACACACCAGGACTATAAGACTGATGATGATGACATCTTCATCCCTTATCGTTCATTCAAAGAGAATGTAGCAGAAGCACTCAAAGAGGCAATGAATAGTGAACAATCACCATGGGACAGCGAATGAACCTCTAAAAAACAATTAAATAAGTGTCACACCCTCTTTTCAAGAGGGTGTTTTTTTGCTATAATGTTGTTATTCAATTATTGAACTGATGAAGATTTACGCTCACTGCCCTCGTGAATGGATGGAACTCCATGAACTTGGTCGTCGTATGTTTGGTCTTTTTATTGGTCACACCAGTAAAGAATATCTTGAGGAACGATGGGATAACGGAGATTACTCTCACTTTATTGAGGAACCTCATGTTACTGCAGAGTATGATGTGCATCCAGACATTACAGATCACTGGATTCATGATGAGTTGATGTTGGAAGATGGTTGGTATCGTTACAACCAACTGTCTGAGTTTGGTCGCTCTCCTGACTTTTTTGTTACTGATAAGGATCGAGAGACTGCACTGAGAATCCTTAGGGAAGCAGTCGAACGGGTGAATAAATACTTTGTCGATTACGAAAAGCAATACGGCGAATCACCTGCTAAAGAAAAGAAAAAGTCAAAGGATCGTACTAAAGAATATCACCGCCGAATCAAACCACATCTAATGAACCTGATGTTGGAAACGGCATTGCAAAACCTTGCAAAAGATGCTAAGATTGTAGTATTTTCCGATGCATATGGTCGTGCTTGTGAGTATCTACTGTCGAAAGGTTTTACTAACATCACAACAGATACTGAGCACAATGCGACACTCAAAGCAGTGAGTAATGATGTACTAGATAAGGTAAATGTAGTGGAAAAAGTAACTGGTAAGTTTGATGTTGTTATCGGAAATCCTCCTTATCAACTTGGCAAGAACAGCAACTTTTATGTTAAGTTTATTGATAAGGCAGCAGAAGTAACTGAGGAGGGTGGTCAGACTATTTTAATCACTCCCAATCGTTTTATTATGCCTCACACTCCCGCATCTAAATCTCTATTGAGCAACTTTAAGGTCAACAAGATGTGGATTGATGTGAACAAATACTTCCCTGGTGTTGGTACTAACATCGGTATGTTTAGTGTAACTAGATCTATGGGTGGGCACACAGGCACATGTATAGTTGAGTTTGGTGATGGTAGTCAGGCAGAGATTGATCCTCGTTTGCCTAACATTCCAAGCAAGATGCCTACACTCGAAGGTATCAAACTGTTTGACGAGATTAAGAAACTTAAGTGCTATACCTTTATCAACAAGCAACCCACACACGAGAACTATGTTTATGTGTGTCGTCAGTGGAAATCTGAAAAGGGTCGTATCTACTTTGATGCAGAGGTTGGTCACTCTAAAACTCAAGAAAAGAGAGATGGTAGATATATTGAAACAGAAAATCCTCAGGAAGTTTGTGACTACCTGAGGACTACAGATTATGCTATTGAATTACATAAACTGTTTGGTGATCAAATGAATATCTGGCCCTTTTTGTGGGACTATATTCCTAGTTGCCTTTGATATCTTTGAGGAGATTGTCTAACTTAGTTGGTTTAGCTGAACCTTCTCTTCTTCTATCCATTGCTGCGGATTTTCTATCTTTTTTATATTGATCATCTGCTCTTTTTTTGATCTTATCCTTGTCTCCTTTAAAGTTTCTACCTAAGCCTGTTTGTGGTGTTCCTGTCCATCCACCACGCTCAGATTTGCCCTGTACTCTTCCCACAACAGCATCACCTGAATAAGTTCCAGCTCTACCAATAGCTCTTTCATCAATCTGATACATTTCCTGATAGATTCTCATCAGGTCTTGATATGTTCTCTTTTCCATGTTAGAATCAACTCTATAGGGGTATTTATTGAAAATGGCATCTAAAAACAAACACAATCAAATAGTAGGATCAACAGTTGAAAGATCTGATGATAGGATTGCCCAAACTGGTGAGGTATTCACTCCTGCAGAACTGTGTGAGCAAATGGTAGCAGAGATCCCTGAAGATGTGTTGAGAAATCCTAACAGTAAGTTTCTTGATAACTCTGCTGGATCTGGTAACTTTATCCTGGCATTGTATAACAAACTCAAGGAATATCATTCCTCTCAGCATATCCTAGACAATATGCTATATGCAGTTGAACTCATGGAAGATAACCACGCTGAGTTATGTGAAAGGTTAGGAGTTCCTGTTACTCACCCACACTATGTTCGTGACAATGCTCTGACATATGATTACTCGTTTGGAAAACCTGTAGGGATCGAATCTTTTATGAATTAAAGTTAGTAACCTCCAAAGGTCCACTATATTACTGATACACATTTGATGATTAAACTTCGCCCTCACCAGCAGACAGCACTTGACGCTATGCTTCAATCTGCCTTGGGTCAGATTATTGTCCCCACTGGTGGTGGTAAGACTTTGATCGCAATTATGGATGCGGTTAAACGCTTTGAGGTGAATGTTCCTCGCAATATTATTGTTGTCTGCCCCAGGATTCTGCTGGTTGAACAACTCTCTGCTGAGTATCTTGAGCACATTGTCAATGCTAATGTGCTTCACGTTCACAGTGGTGAGACAAAGCATTTCAGGACTACCAAACCTGAGCGTATCAAACTGTTTGTAGAGATGTGTAATATTGTGCGTGAGCACACTATTATCTTTACCACATATCACTCTCTTCATCGCATTCAAGAGGCAGGAATTGATGTAGATACTATCTACTTTGATGAGGCACATAACAGTGTTCAGCGTCACTTCTATCCCTCCACTGAGTATTTCAGCAAGAAAGCAGATCGTGCCTTCTTCTTTACTGCTACCAGGAAGACTTCTGTCATTCCTAAGAAACCAGGTATGAACTGGGTAGAAACTTATGGGCAGGTGATTGCTAGGGTTTCTGCTCCTGAACTGGTCCAGAATGGTTACATCCTTCCTCCCAAAGTGAAGGTGATTGAGATGGATAAGTATCCTGTAAAAGCAGTCACTCCTTGTATGGATACTCGCAATGTGTTGGCATCTATTGATGAGATTGCTATCAAGAAAGTTCTGGTTTGTGTAAAGACCAGCAAGCAGTTGATTAACTTGTTCCAGACTGATTTTGCTGATCAGTTGGCAGAACGTGGTTATTCTTACCTCTACATTACATCCAAGACTGGTGCTGTGATTGATGGTAAGAAAGTCAACAGGGAGAAGTTCTTTGAGACTTTGAATGCTTGGGGTAAGGATCATAACAAGAAATTTGTTGTTCTCCATCGCTCTATTCTGTCTGAAGGTATCAACTGTAGTGAGTTGGAAGGTGTCATCTTTATGCGCAATATGGATGCCATTGAACTCACTCAAACCATTGGCAGGGTTGTACGCATTGGGTCTGAATCTAAGACCTATGGTATGCTGTGTGTGCCTGTTTATTCCAATGTAGGTATTGCCACTGAGAAATCCTTACAGAAGGTTGTTGACATTGTGTTTGAGCAAGGTGAAATGTTGGATTCTGTAACTCGTCGATGAAGATTATTAACCACAACTCAACCATTCTAAATGCTGTCAATGAGGAGACAGGATTTATGACTGGAAAATATACTGACCCTCTAGTCTATGCTGCTGTTCCTGTTATGGGAAGTAAGACTGCTCTTGCTATCATACATCAAGGTAGTGTTATCAAAGAGTGTAGAAATAGAAAGTCAGCAATTAACTTTATAGATAAGCATAGCAAGTCTCATAAGAATGAAAAAAAGAATTAAGACACTAGGAGAACTCCAGAAACACGTAAATGCTTTGGCAAAGCGTCATGGTGAGACAGCACCTTGCTGTGTCTGGATGATCACCAGAGATGATCTTGTGACTGTTGATAGCACCAACAGGGATGTGCTGGTTGACGCCAACACTACAAAGAGTATTATGTTGGATATAGACACCTTTGAGTATGGTTTCATACAAGATCACCTTCAAAGAATTGTTGGTAATGAACTGACAAGTCGCAACCTATAATTGTTAGTAACCTCCAAAGGTCCCCTATAGTATGAGCACAACAATGACAATGGAACTTGACACTCAACTTCAAAGAATTGTTAAGTATCTTGGTGATGCTGTAACTGTCTGCTATAATGTAGATGAAGACTCAGATGATTACAATAAGACATATCCTTTTGCCACTGGTTATTCTAAGTCTGCTATGAGCACTGCTGTAGAAGATCTTAACAAAATTATCACTCAAATTCAATCTATTCAGTGTGAGGAAGAGGACTAATGGAAGTTACCAGAGAAAAACTCATAGAAGCACTCTACAATGAGTATCTTTTTCTATGTCACGATGATTTTGAACCTGGTGTGGATATAGAACCAGAGGTGTATCTTACTATGCTTAATGATATGACCATTGAAGAGTTAGTTGATGAAACTGGCACAGATGAATACTATACTTTAGAAGAATATATGAGTTGTTATTGTTAGTAACCTCCAAAAGTCACCAGTAGTAACTGAACACACATTATGAAAATTACTGAAAAACAAGTTTGTGTTGATCTGATGGGTGAACACATTTTCAAAAGGTTTGAGAAACTGATGAATAAAGATAAGCACCAAGATGCTATGTCTCTCTTCCAAGAGTGGAATGTAAATATGGAAGATCCTGAGGATGGAAATTATCAATTTCTCTTCATCAATGATCTAACTGAAGTCTGAAAGTCCTCTGTAGTATAACACTGATTGATTGCTATGTTTGAAGAACTCTGGTCTGAAATTCAAGATATGCCTGGTGAAATCTTTGATATGGAAAATCTAGAAGAACAGCAGGATGATGATGATAAAACTTTTGCTGCCTTCTTGAAATCTGATTGGGATTTCTGATACACTATTCAACAACAAACACTCCCTATTTTATTATGAACAACTCCTCTGCTATTCTTCGTGAACTCCAAGATCTGAAGAAAACCTGGCGAATTCAGAACTTTACCTATTCCAAAGAGCAACAAGAACGTTATGATGAACTGCTGCTACTTCGCAGGGCATTTGTACAGTTCTGGAAAGAAAATGGTATGGTTTGGGTTGGTCCAAGCAATGCTGGTAAAAACTTCCAAAAGGATGAAGATTGATTGAATTAAAGTTAGTAACCTCCAAAAGTCCACTGTAGTATAATCACACTCAAACCCATGTGTTACCAACAAGACATTAAAGAACTCACCGTCACTAAGTCACTCAAACTCCTGCGTGATGGTTTCAAGTATGAACTTGCTGATTTTATCTACTCTGACCCTAGATTCACAGATCTTTTACAAGAACTCACCAGTGAGTTTGTAGAAGATAATATCCCTGTGGTTGATGAAGATAACCAGATGGATCTGGCACTTATGTTACTTGAAACCATCAAAGTTACTACCTATTAAAGTTAGTAACCTCCAAAAGTCCACTGTAGTATAGAACAGAACTGATTATGACTGCCACTCACATTGAACATCCTGAAGATACAATCCTGACAGGTGATCTATCTGTTCTTGATGTACTTTATGATGAGGCATCTATCTCTATGAAGATGGATGGTGTTTCATTGGTTTGGGGAACTAATCCTGCCAATGGTAAGTTTTTTGTCTGTACCAAGAGTGCATTTAACAAGAAGAAGATTCGCCTTTGCTATAACAGTGATGATGTATATTGTCACTTTGGGCATCAAGAATCACTGGCAGAAGTTCTAAACTATTGTCTGGAACACCTGCCTCTTACTGATAACATCTATTGGGGTGATTTCCTTGGGTTTGGTGGTACTGACACCTTCCAACCTAACACCATTGCTTATGTCTTCCCAGAGAAGATTGAGCAACTGCTTGTCATTGCACCACACACTCAAGTGTATATCAATGGTGAAATGTGTGATGCAGTCTGTGAACCTCTGTGTGAGACATTTGATGACACTGACGATATCAAATGGGTACAACCCTCTGTGGATAGGGTATATGCCTCTGCAAGGGCACCGAAAGTTAATGTAGATACAATTCCCTTCCTGAGTAAGAAAGAGGCAGAGATTGCCAAGCAAGAGATCAATTCAGTGATCAAATCTGGTAAGGAGTTGGATGATGCTACTCTGACTGAAATCCTTGGTTCTCCTCAACTTGCTAACCTATATCAGTTGATTATTGAAATCAAGGAAGACTTGATGGATAGTTTCATCATTCATGATGCACCTATGTCATTCATCTTTGAAGATGTGCAGATTGATGGTGAAGGTTTCATCTTCCATTCTGAGAACTATGGTACAATCAAACTGGTAGACAGGGAGATCTTCAGTTATGCTAACTTTGCTACTGGTAAGTTCCAATGAGCATCTTTAGATATCTGTATTGGTCCATTCTTGGGTGTGGTGCTGTATTTGTTATCAATGTACTGACAAAAACCCAGTGATAAAGTTAGTAACCTTCAAAGGTCACCAGTAGTAACTGATAGAGACTTATGACTTATTATGCATATGGCAAGTGGAAAGATTCTAGTGGTAGGAGGCATAATTTTACCATTGAATCTGACAGGGCAGAGACTAGATTTATCAAAGAACTAGTTGCTGCTCAATATCCTTGCTATGAGAATGATGTCACTGTAAATGGTGTAAATGGTAAAGCACGATATGGTTATAAGCAAGAGCGATTCTCTGGTTATAATCAACAACCCATTACTAATTCTACACCAACTGATGTTACTTCTGGAACTGTTGGTGTTAATGATGAGGAATATAGCAGTGGAGGCAGTAACTTTGAACAGGGAGATGCTACTGGTCTAGCAGCACTTTTAGGCATTGCTGTTGGTGGTATTTTTGTATATCAGTTGCTTCCTGTTATAGCATTAGTGGGTGCTGGTGGATTAGCATTTAAGGAGACTAAGAAACGCACCTCTGGTGTACAATGGTTGAAGAGAACTGGCATTATGTTGTTGACAACTGGTGTAGCATCTATGGTATCATTCTATGGAACTTCTGGTGTGAAGTCTAATGTAGATGCTGCTCTGTATGAATGGTGGTATGAAACCCCAGCACAAGTCTCTAACTGATATTGTTAGTAACCTCTAAAGGTCATCTATAGTACAAGCACACATTAAAGCACAACAAATGGCAACTCGCTCTCGCATTGGTATTGAACTCTCTGATGGTTCTATTCTCTCTGCATATCACCACTGGGATGGTTATCCTGAGTGGTTGGGTCGTATCCTGAAGACTCATTACAACACTAAAGAGAAAGCAGCAGAACTGATTGATGGTGGTGATATGTCATCCTGTTGGTCTGATGCTTGCTGGGAAACGAAACTTCCTGTGGGTGAGTATGGTCCCGAATACTACTCTCAGCGTGGTGAAGATTGTCCTCCTCGCCTTGATAAGAACACTAAAGTATTTCTTGCTTTTGGTGAAGAATACTCCTACATCTTCCGTAATGGTGAATGGGTCTGCTACAATATGCACGAGTTTGAGGACAACAAACGTCCAGAAATTGTTGAGATCCCCAGTGGAGCACTTGCTGTTTGATAAGGAGATTTATTCTGTTGGAACTCGTGTAATATGATTGATTCAAAGAAAGTATTATATGCTTCTGGTGGTGG